ATCGCGCCCGGCGCGGTCGGGTCCAATGTGTTGCCGCCGAACACGTAGGTGGTGTCGCCGGTGTTGGTGTTGTTGTTCAGCTTCCACGTCTTGAGCTGGTGCTCAACGGATGTGCCGCCGACGGTCAGCGTGATGACCTTGAGCTTGCGGGACTTAGGGGTAGCCATGTCAGACCGAGACCTCGATCGTGAGTAGGTAACAGGGGAGCGGGGGAGACCCCCAAGAACCCGGCTCGGCCGCGGTCAAGGCAGCGTCGTCGGAGTCGTGCACGGCCTGCGCCACCACCGGCAACAGAGCCAACAAATCGTCGGTTTCCTGGGAATCACCGCGCACGATCAAAGGAACCTTGAACGTCGCCTCGGTGGGTTGAGGCCCGTAGACGTCGAAGGTCAACGTGGGTGGGGGCACCACCATCGCGGGTGGATCCACCGACTGCGCAACATCCACATACACCCGCACCCCGGGTACTTCACGCAGCGTCGCCACCAGCCGGGCGAACGCGTCGGCGGCGGTCACAGCACCATCGGCCGACGGTATTTACCGACGCCGAGCATGCGTTCGATGTCGGCGCCGATGTGCGGCACCCGCAGCGTGCCCAAATCGCCGGCGTCGATGACACCTTCGGGGGAGCGGCGCAACGCATGCCACCTGGCCGCCAACCTGACCGTGCCCACCACAACCCGGTCCGGCGGCGACGGCAGCAGTGACGTGGAGCCGAAGTTCCAGTCGCCCTCGAGCTCGCGTTCGACCGTGGCGACGGCGGCGTCGAGGACTACTTGCAGGGCGGCGTCGTCGCGGGTTTCGGACGGCAACAGCCCGATGTCGGCTTTGAGATCGTCCACTTGGGGTGGCCAGAGCACAACCGATCACGCCCCTTCCATCGCGGGTCAAAAGGGGCGTGAACGGTTACGAGCGAAGGCGGTTAGGGCACGAACGCGGCGGCCAGGGCGCGGCGCACGCCGTCGGCCAACGTCACGCGCGGAGTCAGACCGGTCCAGCGGTGAAACCGGGTGGGATCCCCCACCCGGTAGTGCACACCGGTGGGCTTGCCGGGCTGCGGCGCGAACTCCGGCTCATAGCCGACCCGTTCGCAGCACAGTTTCGCCAGGTCCAGCATCGAGGTTCCGACACCGGTGCACAGGTTGACCGGCTCCACGGTTTCGGACTCGGCCACCGCCAACGCGCCTTCCACAACATCTGAAATGTGGACCCAGTCCCGCACCTGCGTACCCGGCCCCCAGATCGTGAAGGGGTCCTCCCGGCGGCGGGCACGCTCCACGAACGCCCGGAACGGGTAGGTCTCGTCCTGGTCCTCCCCGTACCCGGAGAACGGCCTGAGGACCGTCACCTTTAGACCAGACTCGCGGGCGGCTTTCGCCAGTTGCTCCCCCGTCACCTTCGCCCAGCCGTAGCGGGAGTCGGGCTGCTCGACATCGCTCAGATCGATGTCGGCCTCTTTGAGGCGATACCCGACACCGAAGCCCGCGCGTTGCATCGCCCACGGGTACGCGGCCGAGGATGAGAAGTACAGAACCCGGCCCTGCCCGGTACGCACCGCCCACTCGAACAGCGATGCGTCGATCTGCAGGTTCCGCGCCAACATCCGGGGTTCGCCGTCGATCGCGGCCCGCCCCCCGACATGGAACGCGCAGTGCACGATCAGGTGGTAGGTCCGGTCTTCCTGCCGGAACAGATCCAGGCAGTCATCGCCGGTCTTCAGGTCGCACCCGGTGACCGTCCATCCGCGGCGGCCGAGCTCGGCGACCATGTGCCGGCCCACGAAACCGTCCGAGCCGGTGACCAGGGCCCTCACTTGCAGTACCAGACGCCGTAGTTGTAGTCGCCCTGACACAGATCAAAGGCGAGTTCGAAGTACACGTTCGGTTCGAACCCAACACCGCGCAGCATGTCCTCCACCGCCGCCCGGTCCCACGCCCAAAAGTGCTCCGGGTTGGCGTCGTCGAACGCGCCAACCGGGGTGGACAGCACCAGACGGCGGGTCTTCGACCGGACCGCCTTCAACACCAGATCCGGGTCGTCGAGATGCTCGACGGTCTCGGTGCAGATGAACAGGTCCACGTTCGGGATGTGTTCGACGGTGGCCTCGATCGGCCCGGTGAACTCGTGACCGGGCGCGTAGTCCCCGAAGTACCGGGTCCCCACGTCAAGCGCCTTCAATATCGCGCCGTCGCCGCAGGACAGGTCCGCCGCCGTCGCCACCCGCCCGGCCAGGGCATGCGTGAACTGCGCGGTCAACGCCACCCGCAACTGGTGATCCGCCCACTGCGAATGGGCGTGCGGGCGGGCGTAAACGCGGGCCATCTCCTCAGCCGTGTACGCCGGGCGCAGCCGGACCCGCTCAGACACGGGCACCGCGCAGCGCCCGCACCTTCTCGACATCCCGGGCGAACCCGCCGGTAGCGATGTAGTCCAACCAGGCGGCCTCGTCGCGAGACTGCATGGCCGTGCTGTTGACCCGCTCGTAGCCCTCATCGAGGGCGGCCTTCCCTGCGACCGGGTGCCGGTGCTCGACGATCACATCGGGCAGGTAGCGGATGCAGCCCGCCTCGTTGCCCAGCGACGCCCAAAAGTTGTCGACGTACAGGTGCGTGAGCGCGGGCGGGGCCATGTAGCCGAGCGCGCGGATGATGTCCGACGTCATGGCGACCTGGGTGGGCAGCCCGCGGCCCTGCAGCAGGTCGTTGCCGTAGACGAGGCCGCTACCAAGCCCGTGCAGGGCGTCCAGGTAGGCCTCGTCCCAACCCACCGTGCGAGGCAGGTGGTCGTCGCCCAGGAACGCGACCGCAAACGTATCCGTGGCGGCGTCGACCGCAGCCATATTCAACGCCTCGACCATGGTCCGGGACGAAAGAAAAACCTTCCAACCCTGATACTCGACGGCGGTCACGTCGTTGTCGTCCAACGCAAACACCAACCGTGTGCTGGCCGTGCACGACGCACCCACCGCTGCTGCGAGTTCCCGGGCCCGCCCCGGCCGTCCCCGAGACGGCACGACGATGACCAGGTCAGTCATCCGTCCCCTTCGACTTCGGACGGCCCAACACGGGACGCTTCGGGGCCGGCTCGGGGACCTCGTCAAACAACTCCGGGCGGGCCTTCACCATCGGGTGGTCGGCGTCGAACTCCGCGTGTTCCAAGAGTTCAACCGGCATGCCGTCCAGCCCGACGAAGCCGTAGTTGCCGTTGACCTTGACCTTGCTGCTCATCTGGAGATCTCCGGTTCCTTGAATGCCGCCCCGAAGGTGGGGTCGTCGAGAAGCCCACGCTCGGCGAGGTAGGCGTCCATGGTCAACTCGCGGTCTTTGATGTGCCCCAGCTGCACGGCCGTGTTCACATACACCGGGATCTCCAACAGCCCCGCCCGCCAGCAGAACGTGATGTCCTCCGACACGGCAGTGCCGTCGTGCTCGGTCTCCTGAAACCACGGGAACGCGTCGTTGAACCCCGGCCGGCCGCGGCGTTGGGGCAGTTGCACGTCCCGGATCCGTTCGAACGCCGACTTGTGCACCAGCAGACACGCCGTGCCGGTCGCCGCCACCTGAAACATGCTGTCGGGCGGCCACTCGTGGTAGCGGATGACCTGCGGGGCTTCCTCGTCACCGACCAGGCCGAACAGGGTGGGCTGGATGTTGGCCTTGTCGTCGAAGCCGAAACACAACCCGCCCACAATCGGGGCGGTCACCGGGTCGGCGTGCTCGAGCAGCCGCTCCACCGTGTCCGGCTTGAAGATCATGTCGGAGTCGACCAGCCACAACCAGTCAGCCTTGCCGTAGGCCAAAAACTTTTTGACCAGCCCATTGCGCGGGCCTGCCAGGTTGGCGCCCGCCTGCGTGCACAACCGGCCGCCGCCGTTGACGATCCGCTTGTGAAACGCCATGTCGTAAACCATCAGGTCCAGCATCGACTCGGCGAAACCGGAGTGAACGAGGCCGGGGCTGAGGTAGCCGACGACGACCTTCTCGGACAGGGGTCTCATGTGTTTGTCTCCCGAGGTTGCGACGACCCCCAGGGCTCGGGTGTTCCCTGGGGGTCGTCTTCCCCGTCACCGTCGTGCACGGGGTGTTGAGGCGGAAACCCCACGCCAGAAGGCGAACTCCTGGCGTGGGGGCCGATCAGACTGCTAGGCCAGCGCCGTGGCGGCCGCGACCGTGTTGAGCTGCAGAAGCCGGAACGCCGAGGCGTCCACGACGTCGGCACCCACACGCCAGAAGGCGAACCAACCCCCTTGGCCGGTTGGCCTACCGTTCGACCCCTTGACGATCGGGTCGTACATGACGGCCATGCCCACCCGGTCGACGATGTAGTACTCGGCGAAGTTGCCCGCCAGCAGAATGTTCGCGCCGGTGGTCACCACCCCGGTCATCGAGGAGGCCTCGTAGACCGGCTGGCCGAGCAGCTGGTTCGGCACGCCCATGCCCAGGTTGGCCCAGAAGCTCGAGCCGCCCGCGGTGTCGAACCGGCGGGTGAGGCTGAAAATCTTCTTGTTGCCGACCCAGGATGCCTGCGACGCGTCACGCGGACGAAGAGCATCCGACGTGTTGTAGACGTCGCCGACCGCGAACGTGTTGGTCGCCGCCGCGGTGACGATCGACGCCGTCACGGCGGCCACGGCCGCGACCACACCGCGGGGGATGGTCGCACCGGTGTTGGCGGTGGCGAACGCCGCCGACTCGAGTCGATCCTTGGCGTCGGCGAGGAGCCGCCCCAGCTCGGAGGCGAACCCGGAGTCGGCCAGCACCTCGTAGGAGCCGAACACCCACGCGTCGGCCTTCTTCGGCGTGATCGTGGGCTGGGTGAAGGTCGGGCTGGCGTCCGCGGCCTCCGTACCTTCCGCCGTCCACTCCGCCGTCACACCGGCCGAGGTGACACCGTTCCAGGTGTCGGTGGCGATCGTCTTGATCGTCGAGATCTGCCGGAACGGGTTCGCGGTGCCCGAGTTGGTGAGGATGATCGTCGGGTCCAGCGTGAACGGCACCAGGTAGCCGCCCTGCGCGTCGGTGAGCGACATCGCCGACCGCAGCGCCTCCCCCACATAGGTGCCGCGGGAGGCGACGTACTCGCGGAACTCCTCCTGGTACTGCGAGGAACCGGTGAGCAGCATGTGCCGGGCGATCAGCGGGGCGTGCCGGTTGTCGGCCTCGAGCAGCGCGTGCATCCGCTCCTTGGCGGCGTCGTCGGTCTGCCGGCCGGTGCCGTCGACCGCGGACTGGGCGCGGGCGATGGTGTCCTTCTCGTCATAGGACGCGTGGTTCCACAGCGACCGGACGAGCTCGCGCTGCACACCCTCGTCGTAGGCCTCGACGTTGCGCTTGACCTGCGGGCCGGTGCCGTACTTGCGGGACGTGGCGGACGCGGGCGCGGGCTGTGCGGGCCACGCGGTCTCCACCGCCTCGGGGTTGAGGGCGGCGCGGAGCACGTCGTCGACACGCTTCTCCCGCTCGATGGCGGCCTCACGGTCCTTCTTCAGCCCGTCGAACTCGTCCAGCAGGCCGATGGACCGCTGCAGGTCGTCCTCGGAAGGGTCCTCCGCATCCTGGATGACCTGGATCTCCGCGCGGAGGGCCTCCATCTTGACGCGGAGGTTCTCGGAAATGCGTTCCATTATTTCAGTCCTCTATCTCGCAAGCCCGCTTCGAGGCGGAGCTTCAGCTGTTGCCTGCGCGAGTGCCCTGCATCAAGTGCGGGCTGGTCGGCGGCGTCGCCTGGCTCCGAGTCGGAGGTGGCGGAAAACGTCTCCTGGTCCTGCTGGTTGGCAGGAGTGGTGGACGCGAGCATGCGGAGTACTTGTTCGGCGGTCAGGCCGGAGTTTTCGAGTGCGGCGCGGATCGCGAGGATCCCCGCTTCCGCATAGGCGGGGGAGGGGGTGGGCCCGTACTCCGACAAACCCAACTCGGTGCGGATGATCGTCGGTAGGGCGCCGCCCCGCGTCACCCGCGGCACCCGGTCGGGGTTGGATTTGAAGATTCGGCCGCGGAAGGAGTAGCCGCGGATGTCCCCGGCCCGGATGGCCTCCAACACGCTGTCGGCCAGGTCGGACCGGTTGTAGCGGGTCACGGTGACCAAACCTTTACCGTCCGGGCGGATCTCCACCGGCGACCCGATCGGCACCGACCCCAACTCGCTGGGCGTGCCCATCGCGGTCAGGGAGTGGTTGTAGAACACGTTGACCCGGGCGATACCGAGCCCGATCTGCCGGTTGAACGCGCGCCGGTCGATCTGCTCGATGTAGTGGCCGTGTTGGTCGTGGATTTCGGCGGGGGTGTCAAACACGGCGGCGTAGGCGCGCACGGTGCGGCCGTCGCCGTGCCCGTCCGCAGCGCGGAGGATGTCGATGTCTTCCACGGCCCACGAGCGGGCGTACATGACCTGGTCGGTCACGGGGTACCTCCGGGCGGGGGCTTGGTGGGCGGTGCGGGTGTCGCCGTGTCGGGCGTGGCAGGCGTGGCGGGGTCGGTAGGCGCGGGTGCGGCAGCGTCGGCGGCGGGTCCGGCGCCGGGCGGGTACAGCTGCACCGAAACCAGCCCGGAGTGGTTGAGCAGGTCCCAGTCTTCGGCGTCGACCGCCTTGACCACGGATTCCGGGGTAAACCCGGCCATGATCAGCTTGTTGATGGTGGTGGCCTGGTTGCCTTGGATTTCCGCGGCGTCTTTCTGGTCCTCCCGCAGGAACGGAACATCCCGGCTGTCGTACCAGAGCCGGATGTTGCTGCCGGTGCCGTTGGCCGGGGACGGTTTGGGGACGATGTTGCCGAAGCAGCCGGCGGCGTTCTGCCACAGCGGGTGCATGGTGCCGTCGGCGAACCTGCGGCGGGCCTGCGCATAGTTGGAGTAGGTGGCGGCCTGCAGGCCTTCGGACAGGCCGACGATGATCGGCGGCACCCCACCGGCGGCGGCGATGCGGGTTTCGCCGTGGCCCTTGATCTGCCGGAAGTCCATGGCCTGAAAATCCGAGCCGATGACCTTGACGTCGGCGCCGCCACCCAAATAGAGGGTTTTGTAGGCGTTCATGTAGCCGGCGTGGCCGTCGTCCATGGCGTCTTTGAACGCCTGGAACGCCGCCAGCGACACATCCTTGTCCAGGGACACGGACAGGTTGGGGGTGGCGGCGTTCTCCAGGAACTTCGACTGGTGGGTGCCCATCGCCTTGTCGTTGATGATCTCCCGCAGGACGGGGGTCAGCCACGACATGCCCCGATACGAGGCCAGCGGGTCCGGGTTGGGGGCGAAGTGCACGACCTCTTCGGGGAGGAACGCCACCGGGTCGTTGCCGCCGTAGGGCCCGTCCTCCCAGTACACATAGCCGAGTCGGCGCGACCCGACCTGCCCGCCGCGGACCATGCGCGGCTCGAGCACGATGTTCACCCAGTCCGGCCGCAACCTGATCAACTCGCCGGTCTGGGATCCGGGGATCCGGTCACCGACCTGCGCGGCGTCCACCCAATAGCTGTTGCCGGCCAGGTCGGCGTCCTGGATGACCCTCAGCAGCAGATCCTGGGTGGTGCCACCCACCCACGGCTGCTCCAACATCCCCAACGACTGGGACCCGAACATCTCGCTGGGCCGGCCGTTGTTGAGTCGCTGCCACTGGAACCGGATCGCCGAGAACACCAGCATGCGCACCGACATGACGGCGTACACGACCCCGTTGGCCTCATAGGCGCCGCGGGCGTACTCGCACAGGTCGTTCCCGATGGCCTCGGCCGGCTGATCCTCGTAGGTGCCCATCAGCGGCGACGAGGAGGCCAGGGCGCCGCCGAACCCGAACGCGTTCAAGGTGGACAGGTAATCGTCGACCGTGGTGATGTCGCGGGCCACCTCGGGGGCGCGCGCGAGGGCTCTACGCAGAAGAGACGCCACGGTCTACCGACCGGCCCGCGACACGTCACCCGCAGGGGTGTCGACGTTGTGCAGCAGCAACGCATACGCGATGACCAGCAGCCCGGCGGCGAGCAAAGCCCACGCCAACCCGACCAACAAAAACACCGCGGCCACCACCAGCGTGGCACCGGCGATGAGCAGCCCCGTGGTTACACCCAAGCCACCCACGGGACCACCTCCTCTTGCGCTCCGTAGAGCCGGAATCCGTGCGCAGCCGCAGTGACGGCGACGAGCGGGCAGATGTCGGCGGTCAGGTCTTTCTTGTTCCACACCCACGCATCCGCGGCCGGTCTGGAAGTGGCTTGGGCGACGGCGTCGTTCAAGGCGTCCGTATCGGCGTGCCGGATGCGGTCCTCGGTCAAGTCGTTGATCAGCGCCCCGCAGGCTTGGGCCATCTCCCGGCCGGTGACGAACTCGACGTCGACACCCGCAAGGTTGAGATCGGCGACCAACGCCCCGGCCGGACCGGCGGGGTCGAGCAGGATCTTCTTGGGTTCCCACCGGTCACGGAGTTCTTTGATCCTCTTGACGACCCAGCCCGTGCCCGGGTGGTAGTCGACGACCTTGACATGTAGCCGGTCATCGTCACGGCGCCCGGACGACGCGATGGCCGCAGTCCGCCCGCCTGGTGAGGCGTCGATTGCGAAGACGAGCGCGTCACCCGGCATCGAGTCGGGGTCGGCGCGGTCGCGCCACAGCGCGAGGTCGATGACATCGCCCTGCGACACGGCCTGCTTCGGCCAACACCCGAGTAGTTCGCGGGCGAAGTCGCGATCGGACAGTTCGCGGCGGAGCTGGTCGATGGCCTCGTCGGTGACCCGACCCCTGCCCAACGCCGGGAGGGTGGCGGTCCACTTGTCGCGGTCGTCGAGGAACGCGCGGCGTTCCCGCCCGGACATGTTCTCCACGTCGTCGAGGAGGACGTCGAGGCCCCAGTCGCGCCAGCCGAGGCGTTCGTCGCCTTTCTCGGCGCGTTCCCGCAGCGCATACAGGACTTCCCCCGACAACCCGTTCAACGGCGGGGAGGACAGGTAGATGGTTTGCGGGTTGGGCCGGGCCAGCATGGTCGGAGCGAGCGCACTTTGGTGGATGCGTTCGTAGGCGAACGCTTCGTCGATCAGGTTGCAGTCCCCGGAGAACCCACGACCCGACCCTTTGGATCGGGCGATGAACCGGAGGCGTTGGCCGGTGGAGAGGGCGAACCCTTCCTCACCGTTGGTGTTGTTGACCTTCACCATGATGCGGCCCTCGTCGAGGGCGATCTGGTTCTGCCCGGCCGGCTCCCCCAGCGTCGTCAACGCCGCCTTAACCCGCAGGAACGCCTCGATCGACGTCTTGTACTCGTGGGACGACCACATGATCAGTTGCTCGCCGAGCAGGAACAACCCCGCCAGCGCGCGGGGTGCCCCGAGGCCGGTGGTCTTGCCTTGTTGGCGGCCGAGCATCTCGCCGTACTCGCGGCACGCCCACTTCCCATCCGCGCGGATGGACAGCATCAGCTCGAGCCCGGCGACCTGCCAGTCTTCAAGTTGAAGCCCGGCCAGCGCGGCGAGCTCCACCGCTTCCGGACCGAACGATCCGGTGATGGTGGGGGGGCGGCACTCAACCCGCGGACGTACCGCGCCGAGCAGCGATCCGAGCGGTGAGGTCACCCAGACCCCCCGTCTTCGGCGTGGTCTTGGGCTCTTCCTTCACGAACTGCGCCAAATCCTTGATCAGCGCATGCACCGTGGCGGCCTGCTGCCTAGCCTCGGCCAGCACCCCATCCATGGTGATCTTCACCTTGACGTTCTCACCGAAATCCATGGTGTTCACCCGCAGCCAGTCCTGCTTGCGGGCCAGGATGCGGTCCATGCGGTCGAGCCGGTCCACGATCCGACAGGCTTCCCGCAGCAGCGGCCGGTGCGTCTTCGGAACCGAATCCTCGAGGTCGCGCCACAACTGCGCCCCGCCCGGACCCCACTCCTCATCTTGGGGGGCGGGCATCGCCGCGGGCGGGGGTGTCGGCGGTTCCGGCGGTACCGCCTCGGCACACGATGCGGGGAGGCAGAGGCTGTGGTCGCCCTTGTGATGCGCCCGGAACCGGCGCTGCCGCTCCGCATTCGTGGAATCAGCCACCACTCCCCCACATCACGGTTGGTCGTCGGTGACCCAACGACGTTTCGGTGGCCGCCCGGCGCCGCGGCGGGAGTTGCAACCCAAATGCGCGGGCCGCACGTTCCCGGGCACAGGCTGGCCGCCCTTCGCCCAGGGCACGATCAGGTCCACGCTTTTGGACCACCGATCCGGCCACGGGATGGTCTTGTCGATCGGTAGGCCGCAGAAGCAGTACAGGTCATCGGCGGCGAGGGTCGCTTTGCTCAGCATCCGCCAGTAGTGGCCATTGTGCCCACGCTCAGCCATCACACCACCGGAGCTACAGTTTCATGCGCACCAGGGGTACAGTACGCGGTTATGCCAGCCAAAGGGACACACCACCCCATCACCGCAACCGACCGCACCCGCGAACGCATCACCGACGTAGCCGCGCAAGTCGCCGAAGCCGAAGCCGTCCTGGCCACCGCCGAAGAAGCAGTGAAGCGCGCCAAAGAAGCCCGCGACACCGTGCTCCGCGACGAGTCCAAGGCCGGGGTCCAAGTCCGCGACCTCGTCCGCATCCTCGCCGAAGCCGGCAACCCCGTCGGCCGCCAACACGTCAGCCGGATCGTCCACGAACTCCCCCGGTGGACACCCAAGAAGCAGGACGCGTGAGCCGAACCGGCCACCGCCAGCGCCGTGGGAACAAGCGCGGCGGGGTCAACCAGAGCGCTTGGTGGCGCACATACAAGGAACGCATGCGCAGCGGACTAGAGCCCTGCCGCGTATGCGGCACCACCGCCGAGCTCTCCTTCGGTCACCTGATCCCGTTCTCCGATGGAGGCCGGTACGCCCTCGACAACCTCACGATCGTCTGCATCCCCTGCAACGAAAAGCAGGGTGATGCCGCCGTGGCACACCTGCCCTCTCTCCATGAGGAGGAGACGAATGCCCCGCCCGAGCGGCGATGGGCTGCACTCGCCGGAAGTGTTTCCGGACAGCGCCCCCTACATCCGGACCGCATAGCACTCATCCCCTCCGTCCGAGAGGTGCTCACGCGGATCTACCCGCTGGCTATCGACGGCCTAGAGGTAGCGGCCGAACTCGGCTTCGAGCATTACGCACCCGTGCGGGCGGCACTCAAATCCCTTCGACGCAGCGGCGAGGCAACCTGCGATCCCGAGGGCCGATGGGCGGCGGTGTCGCAGTGAAACCCGTCCTCGCCGCGCTCGCCCTCACCATCGCCGCCTGCAGCGCACCCACCACCACAACGCCCGGGACACAAGCCACGGTCACCCGGATCGTGGACGGCGACACCATCGTGACCACCCACGACGGCACCCAAACCAAAGTGCGCGTCCTCGGCCTCGACACCCCCGAAACACACAAACCCGGAACACCCGTGCAGTGCTACGGACCGGAAGCCACCCAGTACGCCCGCACCCTGCTCCTGCACCAGGCCGTGACGCTCGTCCCCGACCCCACCCAGGACACCCTCGACAAATACGGGCGATCCCTGTTCTACGTCCGGCTGGGCGACGGGCGGGACTACTCCATCGAAGCCGTCAAGGCCGGGATGGGCAGGTCGTACACCTACGACAAACCGGTACAGGAACACGACCTGTTAGAGGCGGCGCAGGCCGAGGCCAGGACGGGACGGTTGGGGTTGTGGGGAGCGTGCGCATGATGGACGGCGACGAAGCGCGCGACATCCTGCTCGGCGCAGGCGGCCAAACGGTCCGCATCGGCAGCCCGCTCGCGATCGCTATCGAGACCACGCTGGCGTGGAACGAACGACTCGGCAACCTATACGACGCGCGCGAGGCCGAAGTCCTGGAACTGCTCCGAGAGCAACGCCGGCTTGAGCGGCGAGTCCAGGCCGTGCGCGACGCGTGGGCCAGGGTCGACGACGCCCGCCCGCCGCAGGGTCTCGGGGATCTGTTCGAGGCATTGGAAGCGCTGTGAGTGAGCACCAGCGCTTCACCGACGCTGAAGTCGACGAAGCCATCGCCGTGTTCCGTGCAGCATGCAGAAACGGCATCCCCGAAGACGACTACCACCGTCTCAACGCCGGGCAGCAGGCAATCGTCCACGCCATGCTCGCCGACCTCGCCCGCAGGATAGGAAGAGGCTAAGTGAACTGGTCAGAACAGGAAGCCTGCGTCCTGCGGGCTGGCCTGGACCTGGCCGCGCTGCCGGTTCCACACCTCGAAGACCTGCCGGTCCAGCTCGAACTTCTCGGGCTCCATGACGCCCTTCTTGCGGTTGCAGGTCTGGCAGCACCACTTCGTGTTCGTCCGGTAGTACGGCGGCTTGTCGCGGTCGATGATGTCGAGCGTGATGTCGGCTAGGCCGTGGCCCATGTCGAGGTAGCGCTCGCCGCAGTAGCTACATCCGTTTCCGTAGGAGTGCTCAGCCTCATGAGACAGCACAGATGCCGACCAGCCATACCGGCCGACCAGTTCATCCTTCGGGATCGACAGCCGCTCGGCGTGGCGGCGGATCGTGTCCCGCGCCTTGGTGTCCCAACGATCGCTGGCCTTGACCTCATCGCGGCGGGTCTGCTCGCACGGGCGGCACACCGTCGCCAGATATCCGCGTTTCACGCAGGATGCATCCTGCGTGACGCCACTCGGGCGGAACGCCACAGCAACGAGGTACTTCTCGTACCGGGCGCCGCAGCGCGAACAGGCCCGGCTGCCATCTGCCGCTGGAGCCGGAGCCGGAGCGACGGCGGCGATGGGGCGGGGCGGAAGCACAGGCGGCTTGGGCTCAACGACCAGCTTGCGGGGACGGCTGCGGGGCCGCTTACTGGCAACGGTAGCCGTTCTACCAGGGGTTATCGGTGTTTCCTTGCAGGTGCGACACCAGCCGTACAGGCCGTCGCCGAGTCCGCTGGGGGCGGCGTCGAACGCCTCCAGGTCCTTGGACTCTCGGCATCGCATGCACTGTTTGAGGCCCGTCGCGATCAATCCCAGACCTCCCCGCAAGATCCATTTTGGGTACTGTATCAACCAAGAACGATCATGGTAATTCGCACAAGATCCATTTTGGATACTAAGGTGCGCAAAATGGATCTTGGCGCTATCGCCCCGCTGGCGTCCCCGACTACCCGTCCAGGAAGGCCGATTCCCGGCCCTGAGCTGCACGGTAACGGCCTCTCACCTGCGGCGGGGGGAGATACGGACATGGTAGTGCGGCCTC